TATAACCATAGGTACGATTCACTCACCCGTTTCGATACCTGGCATAGAACCATTATTGAGAATGTGCATGTATATGTTGATCACAAAGCATCCGTTGGCGATTCCGGACTAAACAGTGCAGAAGTATATAAGATCCGTATTCCTACCGATGTAGAGAATGCGGATCAGTATCTTCCGCCGGAAGAATATGCGAAGCTGGAAGATCCGGAAGAACACTGGACCATTCAGACAGATGATCAGATTGTACTCGGCGAGTATGCTCAGGAGATTGAAAGGCCAGCTGATCTGAAAGACGTGCGGTTGAGACATTGCAAAGTGTTGTCCTGGTCAGATAACCGGTTCGGCGGGTTGCCACATTGGAGAATTGAAGGTGAGTAAATGGCACAGAAAAAGAAATTTCGAATTACAACCCCTCGTGGAAGTGTGTTTACTTCAGCTGATGCGAATGGAAGCGTAACGGCAAAAATAGAGTGGGCACCAGGATTTGCGCAGCGAAAGGCTGAGAGCTTTTCAAAAGCGCAACAGTTTGTTGATTCAGAATGCCTGAGGTATATGAATCCACTTACACCAAGACGAACAGGATTTCTGATTAAATCAGGAACACTTGGAACAGTGATCGGTTCTGGATCCATTGAGTACCTGGCACCATATGCCCGCCGGCAATATTATGAAAATAAAAGTAAGCCAAGATGGTTTGAAACTATGAAAGCAAGCCATAAAGAACCAATCCTGAAAGGAGCAGAGAGGATTGCAAGAGAGTAAAAAACCGGTTATTCAGAGCATCCGGGATTATGTGATGCTGAATCCGGATATTGATGATCGGAAGATAAATATTGACTATCTGGGTAATGGAATGGAGTATTCCATTGACCCAATTGGAGCGGATCCTGTCTACAAGAGATACACAGATGGGACCTGTTTGAAACAGTTTCAATTCGCATTCACGAGCAAGGAAGCGTATGACGGTGATGCTAGAACCGGTATTGCCAACAGTGGCTTTTATCAGGCTTTTGAAGAGTGGGTCGAAAGTAACAACATGAATGATATTCTCCCAGAGCTGGACGGGCACGATGCTACCAGAGTAGACGTGTTGCAGTCCGGCTATTTGTTTAGTGCAGAGGCTGACCTGGGGCGGTATCAGATGATTTGCAGAGTAATATACAGATAGGAGGTTGTATCATGGCAGGAGATACAAGCAAAAAGAAATTAGTAGGCAGACATAAGCGAGTTGCGTTTATGGATGTTGCGGGTGATGGAAAGACATACACCAGAATGACAGGATTCACATCGCTGTCTGATGGGAAAAATTCCACAGAATACAGTAGGCAGTACGTAGATGAAGCAAGTGAAAGATCTGATGTGGTAGGATATGCACCATCTATGGATTATGAGTTTGACTTATACACGAATGATGCAGTACAGAAAAAACTTGCAACGATTACAGATGATGAACTGCTTGGATCGGATGCACAGGTAACCGTTGTGGTTGTAGATCTGTTTGATGAGAAAACAGGAGAAAGTACGACTTGTACGGCAAGAAAACGTGACTGGAGCGTGATTCCGGATACGGAAGGTGATGGAACGGATGCACTGATCTACAAAGGAAGCTTTAAAGCAGCCGGGGAAATCATCAAGGGAACTGCTACAACAACGGACAGCTGGCAGACATGTACATTTACAGCAGAGTAAAGATAGGAGAGTGAGCCGATGAGCCTTTTTAAATTTGGAGATTTTGAAACGGAAGTGGATTTTACAGATGCTGATTTTTTGACGGACTTGGAATATGCACAAGAGAAGCTGTCGGAAGATGCAGCTAAAGTTCCAAAGACAGGGAAAACAGCAGAATTGTTTAGAGCTCAGTGTCAGTGCTATTTTAACTTTTTCGATTATCTTTTCGGGGAAGGAACGCATGAAGCTATGTTCCAAGGGAGAACAAGTTATAAATTATGTATAGAAGCAGGAGAGAAACTTTCAGAATGTGAAAATACTCAGACAGAAGAGTTCTTCGAAAAATATGATCGATATAACGTGCAGGAACATGGAAACAGACAGCAGAGACGTTATTACAACAAACAGCAGGGAAAGAAAAAGAAGCAGCATTACAAAGGGTAAAATGTTATGAATATTTTATTCGAAGAATTTCCGAAAACAGTCAGAGTAAATGGAGAAAGATTCTTAGTTGAAACCGATTTTAGAGAATGGATCCGTTTTATACAATTGATTGATGATGCCAAAGTCCCTTGGCAAATTAAGTGCCGACTGTTGTTGCAGTGGTACATAGATGGGATTCCGGATGATCTGGAAACAGCAGTTTATGCATTGGGTGATTTTCTGGCAATGAAAACAGAAAACGCAGAAGAGGATGAGAGTATTACCGGATCTGCACCGAAGCAATTGTATTCTTTTGAACAAGATGCAGAGTGTATTTACAGTGCATTCCGAGAGGTGTATGGAATTAATCTGCAGACGATTCCGTATATGCACTGGTGGGAGTTCCAGACATTGTTTGCTGGCCTTCCGGAAAAGACAGAGATCAAACAGAGAATTATGTACCGGAGCATAGATCTCCGGACAATTAAAGATAAGGACGAGCGTAAGAGAATTAAAAAGATACAGGAGATAGTTGCGCTGAAAAAGAAGAATCGGAGAAAAATGACAGATTATGAGATTGGAGAAATGTTTGCGTGATGGAGCATATGATTAAGATCCCGACAGAAAGAAAGTGGTTCCGGTGTCCTTATTGCGGTAAGAAGTTATTAATATACGATAATACCGCCAAATGTGAAGGGGTATATATTAACTGTCGGGAGTGTAAAAGAGAAGCAAAAATAAAGATATAAAGCACATGTGAGCCGTTGAGCCGTGCTATCAGAAAGGATGATAGTATGGCAGACGGCTATTTAAATTTTGATACCAAGATAAATGAAAAAGGCTTCAATGATGGCATAAATAAATTATGTGGATTAGCTGGTAAAGGAGTTGGATCTATTGCCGGCATAGCCAGCAAAGCTAACGGGATTTTTGCAGCATTATCAAGTTCCGTAGCGGGTGTGATTATTAAACAGTCACTCGGCGTAGTTGCCAACATGGAGCAACAGGTAGGTGGTGTAGAGACTCTATTCAAGGACAGTGCGAATACAGTCATAGAAAACGCAAATAAGGCATACAAGACTGCGGGAATGTCCGCAAACAATTACATGGAAACAGTGACAAGTTTTTCAGCATCATTGTTGCAGAGCCTAGGAGGAGATACTGCGAAAGCGGCATCTTACGCAGATCGGGCTATTGTGGATATGTCTGATAACGCAAATAAGATGGGCACGAATATGCGTGACATCCAGAACGCTTATCAGGGTTTTGCGAAACAGAATTACACCATGCTAGATAACTTAAAGCTTGGGTATGGCGGTACTCAGGAAGAGATGAAACGTCTCATTTCTGATGCGTCAAAGATGACTGATGTCCAGAAAGAACTTGGTGTTACAGTCGATGCAAGCAGCTTGTCCTTCGGAAATATTGTAAATGCTATTAGTGTTGTCCAAAAGCAGATGGGAATCACTGGGACTACTTCGAAAGAAGCAGCGACTACAATTGAAGGTTCTGTGAATTCCGCCAAAGCAGCTTGGGAAAACTTTGAAGTTGGAGTTATAAGTGCAAATGACCTTGTAGAGACATTCTGGACTGCAGCGCAGAATATCTTTAAAAATTTAGGACAGATCATCCCAAGATTAGGAAAAACGGGGATGGATGTTGTTAGCGCACTTGCCGGGAAAATCGGCGGCGCTGTTCCACAAGTAAAAGGTTTTACTGATAGTATTTCCAAATTAGCAAATGAGCTGAAGGGAATGAACAGTGATCAACTGTTGAATCTTGGAAAAATGGCAGTGGTAATTGCCGGATCAGCTCCGGCGTTGTCCATATTTGGAAAAGGAATTGAAAATGTAAAAACGGCTACGGAAGGATTTAACGGAATTGCAGATGGAATAATTTCATCCATTAGCAAAATTCCAAAGAGCGCAGAGAATGCGGGAGCAATGCTTAAAAGCATAGGTAGTACGTTTAAAAATTTGGGGGATTCATTACTTCTTCCTTTTCGGGATTTAGGAAATAAAATAGCTCCTTATCTTAAAGATTTTGGAAGCGCTATGGCAGAAATGTGGGCGAATGGTCCAGGAGGAAAGATTACCGCTGTTATTGCTAACACTATTAAAAAAATAGGGATTCTTTTTGGGCGGATAGGTCCTGCATTGTCAAAAATATTTCCTCATATAGCAGGAATAATTAGTAAAATTGGAACTGCAATATCAACAATCATTCCACAAATAGCAGGCATATTAGGAAAAATCGGGACAACTATATCCGGCTATGTTGGAAAAATATGGAATGCGTTTACTCCAATTTTGACAAAAATGGCGACATTCGCACCAACATTCTTTAAACTGATCAACATCGGCGCAGGAGCTGCAATCATCGTTGCCGGTATGGGATTGATCTATAGTCAGTTCGGTACACAGATTGATCAGTTGCTATTACTCGCACAGACCAAAGGACCGGAAGTAATCACGAACTTTGCTAATGGCATTACTGCAGCATTACCAGGATTGGTTGCTCAGGGCGCAACGCTGATCATGGGAATTCTTAATGCCATTACAGCAAATCTGCCGGCATTAGTCAGTGCCGGAGTGAGTATCATATCTACATTAGCAGGAAGCTTAGGGGCACAACTACCGCAGTTAATTCCTTGTGCAGTGCGGATGATTATGACGTTGGTCAGTTCTTTAGCGGGCAATCTGCCAAAGCTGATACAGTCTGGTCTTAAGTTAATGAAAGGTCTTGCAAGCGGAATTGCCAATTCGATTCCGATAGTTGCAGCCAAAGCACCGGTCATCATAGGAAAGCTTGTATCGACAATTATAACAAATCTTCCTAAAATCCTGACTGCCGGAGTACAGATCGTAAGTAAGCTTGCTGTTGGTCTGGTGAGAGGAATACCGGCCCTGATCGGAAAGATCCCAAGTATGATAAGCCAGATCAGGAATGCATTTACCAGTGTGAACTGGGGCAGTGTTGGAATGAATATCGTAAAGGGTATTGCAAGTGGATTGGCAAATGCTGGAGGAGTTATTGTAAAAGCAGCCAAGAGTGCAGCTAAAAGCGCATTGGACGCAGCTAAGAGCGCACTGGGAATTCATTCACCATCTCGAGTATTCCGTGATCAGGTGGGTAAGATGATGGCTCTTGGTATGGGAATTGGATTTGAGAAGAACATTCCGCTCAAGTCCATGAATGTAGGAGTACAGAGAGCGGTATCTGGATTACAGAAATCCGTAGATCTTGCATTATCGGCGAGAACTGTAGATAAGACGGTTGGAAGAGTGAAAAGCTATCCGGGATTTGACGGAGGTAAAGATATCGATTACGACCGATTAGAAAGAATCCAGATGAAAGCTGCAGATAAATTATCTAAGCGTCCGATTTATCTTGGAACAAAGAGAATTGATGAACCGTTACCGAAAGGAGCAGTACCGGTATGGTAAAAGCATATTACAAAAATAGCAGAGGGGAGGTGCTTTGGCTTACCAAGGCACCTTTTCGTACTGTTGAGGCAGACTGGTTTGACAGTACCTGGGAAGAGAAAGATGGCGGGTATGAGAAGACAATAACAATAGATGTTGTTGGAAAGAGAAATGAATTTGTACAAAACATGGAGACGTTATACAAAATAATATCCGTAGATTCTGAAACAGGAAATTATGGCCAATTGTATGTAAATGATACTTTTCTTCCGTGTCAGATTTACGAGACAAAAAAGACCGGGTGGAAAGGATACGTATATACGGAAGTGGAGCTGAAATTTGTTGCTCCGGAACTATCTTGGATTACTGTTTTAAACAAAAGATTTTTCTCACAAGAAGAAATAGCAGCAGATAGCGGCTTAGATTTTGATTACGATTTTCCGTTTGATTTTATGAATGAGAAAAGAGGATCTGCAGAATTTGAAATTAATCATATCATACCATCTGAATTTGAAATGATTATATATGGACCATGCGTGAATCCAAAAGTGCTGATTAACGGATATCCATATGAAGTACTTACGACTTTGGAGAATAATGAATATTTGATCATCAACAGTATGGAACAAACGATTACAAAATATCTCTCGAATGGCGCGACAGTAAATTTATTCGATGCCAGAGGATATGATTATTCTGTGTTCGAAAAAATCCCGTCGGGGTTGATATCTGTAAGTTGGAGTGGAGACTTTGGGATAGATCTGTATGTTTTCCTGAAGAGGAAGGAGGCAGCATGGTAATCTTGGCGACAAGAAATAAGGAGATAGGAACGAATCCGTTACTGGATGCAAATTGTACATTTGATGCAAATAGCGATCGAGAGTTCTCTGTTAAGATTGCGCGATGTAATTGGACGAAAGATATGACTTTTGGCAATCTCGTGTACGTACCGGATACAGAATATGGCGGAATTATCGAAGATGTACTGACGGACACATCTTTGGACTATGTGGAACTAAAAGGTTACACATGGCGCGGACGTATGGAAATGAAAGTAATAGAGCCGCCATCCGGAAGTGATTACAGGGTGGTGTCCGGGGAGTTAAATGCAATTCTTAAGAAACTGATAGAACCGGAATTTGGCGGATTGTATGTTGTGTCTGGTGCAGACACTGGCATTACAGTAAGTAATTATCAGTTCGATCGTTATTGTACATTACTGGAAGGAATTACAAAGATGCTGAAATCTGTTGGATATAGATTGAGTATTCGGCATAAGCGTGAACAAGGAATCCCGGGATATATTTTGATCGAAGCAGTACCGATTGCGGACTATTCTGATGAGATTGAGCTGTCTAAGGATTGTGGACTTAATTACACGATGGAAGATAAAAGAAATGGAGTAAATCACTTGATCGTGACCGGAAAAGGTGAGCTGAAGGATAGAAATGTATTGCACTTGTATGTATGGCCAAATGGTTCATTCAAGAAAGCACAATATTATAAGGGATTGGCTGAAATCACTCAGGTATATGAAAATACATCAACAGAAACGGATGAATTAGAGAGCCAAAGCACAAAGAAATTGCAAGAACTATGTAGCAAAAAGATTTTTGGTATGGACATAGCAAAGCTTGGTATTGATGTGGGCATTGGAGATATTGTTGGTGGCCGGGATTATCTTACAGGGATGTATTCCAGTCGTCCAGTAGCCAATATTATTTATAGTGTTACAAATAGAGTAGAGTCTAAAGAATACGAATTGGAAGGAGAGAGCGATAATGGAAATAGTTAGTGGAAGAACAGGAAAACCACATGTTACGAGCCAGCAGTTCCGGCAGATCATAGAAGGAATCATTGGTGATGATAGTTGTATATTACCGTCAGGAGAAAATCTGGAACCGGAGCTGGTATCCAACAATTCTCTCAAGATCCGAAGCGGAATGATGTGCCATCATGGGAATGTGTCTTCTGTAAAAATCGGAACTTATGATGAGGTGGAACTTACAAATGGATCGCAGGGAATGAAGAGGATAGATCTGATTGTTAACCGGTATACAAGAAACGAAAAGGATAACACAGAGAAAAATGAATGGGTTGTGATAATGGGATCTCCGGCAGAGAGTAATCCGGTAGTTCCGGAGTATACGCAAGGAGACTTGCAAAAAGGAGATCTTGTGGATGATTGCCCGGCATTTGAAGTACATCTCGATGGAATTAATATTGTGGAAGTGACAAAGAAATTAGAGATCGCTACGACAAATAAGGAGTTGGCTGCTAAATTACCGGTCTACGGAACCACACCAATCATCGAAACCAGGGCAAATTCTTACAAAGATACTTCTGTGAAATTCGGCAAAACATTTTCGAAAGCACCGTTCGTACTATTAACGTTATCTGGTGGCTCACAAAACACCAAAACTTTTGC